CCCGCAAGATCGATGGTCACCTCTAATTGCTGCGCCGCCATGTCACCTTTGTAGGCGGCAATGGCCAAAGCGTCATCCATGGCGCGACTTTGTAGGCTTAGATTCGCGTTGACCTGGGCAATTGATAAATCTTTCTGAAGATTTGCCAGCTTAGTGGCCAGGTCCAGCTTTCCTTGCTCTACGGCCATGATCCGCCTGGTTTCAAGGTTTTTCAGGTTTACATTCGTATCCAGGTTTGCCTGGGTGATTACCCTGGTCAGCGCGGTTTGTTGTATAGCCAGTTCACGGGCCTGGGCAAACTCGGCATTCTTTAACGCGGTTTGGCGTTGGGTTTCCAGGTTTGCCAGCTCGACTTGCAGCTCCATCGTACCCTTGACTCGGTACACCTCGATGAGCTGTTTCTCAGCATCGATGGTTTCCTGGGCGCGTAACTCGGCAGCCTGGCCCGTGGCTTCCTGTTGCGTTGACATCCACAAATCGCGCAGCTGCTTAATCCGTGCAGGATCAGCAGCAGCTCCGGCTTGAAGTCCAAGCAGCTGTTTTAAATTTTGTTCTGTTGAGCGTTTCAGCTGAAGCTGCGCGGGACTTGTGGCAGCGCCTCGGATTCGATTCAGCAGCTCTTGTGCTAAATCATCCAGCTGGCCGATTGTATTAATTTCTTCCTGGTTCAGCGCCGTGATGGTATCGACTGTA